AGCGAGATTGTCGATAAACTCTCGAAGCTGCCTATGAGTTCCTACTCAAGGCACTATGAGACACAGGGGCTCAATCACGATACCTTTACAATCTACTTCTAGGAGAAGCAGAATGAGTAAGCTTACCTGGGACCAGACCGGCGAGAAGGTCTACGAGACCGGCGTCGATCACGGTGTCCTCTACCTCCCGAACGTGGAGGGTCAGTACGACTCCGGTGTGGCCTGGAACGGTCTTACCGGAGTTACCGAGAGCCCCTCGGGCGCCGAGTCCAACAAGCAGTACGCGGACAACCAGGTGTACCTCAACCTGGTCTCGGCCGAGGAGTTCAACGCCACCATCGAGGCGTTCACCTACCCGGACGAGTTCGAGGAGTGCGACGGCTCGGCTTCGCCGGTCGACGGTCTCACCTTCGGTCAGCAGACGCGTCGTACCTTCGGTCTCTCGTACCGTACTCGGGTCGGTAACGACACCGAGGGTACGGATCACGGATACAAGCTGCACCTCGTCTACGGTGGTCTCGCGGCACCGTCGGAGCGCAGCTACGCCACGATGAACGACTCGCCCGAGGCGATGACGCTCAGCTGGGAGCTCTCCACGACCCCGGTCGAGGTGGGTACCATCAACGGCAAGGAGTACAAGCCGACGGCCTCTCTGGCCATCGACTCGCGCAAGTTCTCCCCCGCCAAGATGCAGGAGCTGCAGGACATCCTCTACGGCACCGAGAGCGCCGATCCTCGTCTTCCTCTCCCCCGAGAGGTCTACGAGATCCTCAACGCTGGTGACGCATCCGAGGTCACGCCGACGGCTCCGTCCTTCGATGAGGAGACGAACACGATCACGATCCCGACCGTCACTGGTGTGGAGTACCGCATCAACGGGGAGGTCGTGACCGGCTCTGTCGTCATCGAGTCGGACACGCTCGTCATCGCTCGTGCGCTTCCGGGGTACAAGTTCCCGGCTGTTCACGACTCGGACTGGGTCTTCACCTACCAGGCCTGACCAAACTAGAAAGGAGACCAGGGAGTGCTCACTATACGAGTTCCTGGGATTGAGAGCTTCGATAACGAAAATCAAGAGTTCGTTACAATCGGAGATGCCTTCCTCGAGCTTGAGCACTCCCTGGTCTCCCTTTCAAAATGGGAGTCCGAATGGGAGAAGCCCTTCCTAAGCTCTACGGATAAGACCGTGGAGGAGACTCTCAGCTACGTCAAGATCATGACCCTGACGCCGAATGTTCCGGATGATGTATGGACTCGGCTGACGGAAGAGAATTACAAGCAAGTTACGCAGTACATCGAGCGGAAGATGACAGCGACTTGGTTCAACGAGACTAAGAACCTTCCTGGTCAACGTAAAAGTAGCCAACTCATCACTTCCGAACTTATCTATTACTGGATGATCGCGCTCAACATCCCGTTCGAGTGTCAGTTTTGGCATCTCAACAGACTGCTTACCCTCATTCGAGTTGTTAACGTTAAGAACTCGCCTGAGAAGAAGATGTCGCCTAGCGAGGTCCGCGCTAAGCAGCGAGCGCTTAACCAGCAGCGTCGAGCACAAGCTCGATCCAGCGGTTAGCCCCAAAGAAAGGTTAAGCGAATGGCAAGACTTAAGTGGGGCGCCATTGAAGATCGACGCTTTGAGGCGGGTGTAGATCGAGGCGTCCTCTACATCGAAAACTTTGATGGCGAGCCCTGGAACGGACTGGTCTCTGTCCAAGAGGCTCCCCTGGGTCGAGAGACTACAGCCTACTACTTCGATGGTTTCAACTACCTGACTCATGTAAGCACAGGATCGTTCCGAGGTCAGCTCGAAGCGTATAGTAGCCCTCCGTCTTTCGATGCGTGCGATGGTACGATCGCCATCGCAAACGGTTTCTTCGCAACGGAGCAGCCGCGCAAACCCTTCGGTCTCTCGTATCGAACGAAGATCGGTGATGCGTCGACGGGTCTCGAGAGAGGCTACAAGATTCATCTCATTTACAACGCTTACGCTAGCGTTTCCGACAAGACCTACGAGACACTGACCGACGATCCCGAAGCGACTCCTCTTACGTGGGATATTTCGGCGACGTCCGTTCGAGTTCCGGGAATTAAGCCGACAGCTCACTTCATCATCGACTCAACCGTCACCTATCCTGAGGTTCTGGCGGCGGTCGAGGATATTCTCTACGGTACGGATGAGGAAGCAGCGCGCCTCCCCACCGCCGAAGAACTTCAGGCCTTCTTCAAGACTGTCGCTTACCTCATCATCGATGACCACGGCGATGGTACCTTTACGGCCACCAGTACCGATGATATTGTCACTCAGCTCGACGACGATCTCTTTGAGATTACATATCCGTCGGTCATTCCGCTCGGTGACGAAACCTACGAGATCAGCACTCTGTAAAGAAAGGAGTACTCATGGCTAGCGTCACCGTATATTCGGCCGCTCGAATGCAGCAGATCGAAAACGAGTCGATCACTAGTGGTGAAGTTAACACTGACGGGGATCTCATCCTTTCTCAGCGTGATGGAACCCCGATCAATGCCGGACAGGTGAAGGGCCCTAAGGGTGACACGCCTGAGATTCCTGCCGCAACAACGGCGGTTCGCGGAGGCGTTCTTCTCGCCGACGGACCAACAACCGCTGCGGGTGGCAACGACGAGAAGGCAGTCACACCCGCCGGTCTGGCCTCTCTCCAGTACGACAAGGGACGAATGGTCACGGTTGAGCTCGGCGCAAACGTCGATCTAGACCAGATAACGGTTCCTGGTTGCTACCGTCAGGCGCACAACGCCGAGGCGACGACCGCTCTGCACTACCCTGTTCCCTATGGGGGACTCCTCGAGGTTTTTGGCGACGTAGATACTGTCGGGCTCGTCTGGCAGCGATACACGCTTCTGATCCCTCAGACATCTACGTATGCAGCCATGTTCGTTCGTGGCTTCAACAATAACACGGGGAGCTGGAGCGCCTGGCGAAGTGTCTACAACGACAAGTGGATCGACGTCAGTACATTCAACGCGAACTGGCGCACCCTCGACGTATCGAGTTATGGCCCCTTCCGGTGGAAGCTCGAAGGTAACGAGGTCGTTCTCAACGGGGCGATCGAGACCACGGTGACACGATCGGGCGGTAACTCACACCAGATCTTCTCCTCTATCCCGTCCGAGCTCCGACCGAAGTACAACCAGCAGGTCTCAGCGACCCTCCTCCTTGGCGGAGGGGGTATCACCACTCCGGTGTTCGTCGCCTCAATGGTCCTGATCAACCCTAACGGTCAGTTCACTTGGTATCCGGGCTCTACCGCAGCATCCATCGCGGCAGGAACCTACATGTTCTTCAACGCACGCTACCCTATCGATTAAGGAGTAACACATGGCTGGGAACACTGTGTGGAATGCAGGAATCCAGGTCTCGAAGGGTAGCCTCGACTCTCGAGCATCCGACGCGATCCTCACCCTTCGCAACGGCTTCAACAAGGTCGAGTCGATCTCGGTCTGGCTGTCCAACAACCCGAAGTCTGGCGACGTCGATCCGCTCGTGTCGGAGTTCGGCTACACCACGGACGAGGCCTATCTCATCCGAATCCTCTTCGAGGGGCTTCAGACGCTGAAGAACTCGAACTCGCAGCTCTTCCAGCTCGGTCGGAAGCTAACTGGTCTCGAGTAATCAAAATAGGAGTCGTAATGATCACATTCGAAAGTCGCGGAGACTTCAAGCGTACTGAGGCGTTCCTAAAGAAGATGTCTAAGGGCGACATGTTCTCCGCCCTCGAACGGTACGGAAAGATGGGCGTCAACGCTCTTTCGAATGCGACACCTCACGACTCCGGTCTTACGGCGGCCTCCTGGACTTATGAGATTCGTAAGTCCAGGGGGTCCGTCTCTATCACTTGGCTCAACACCAACGTCAACAATGGCGTGCCTGTCGCCATCATCTTGCAGTACGGGCACGGTACTGGAACGGGTGGGTGGGTTCAAGGCAGGGACTACATCAACCCTGCACTTCGTCCGGTCTTTGATCAGATCGCTGAGAACGTGTGGAAGGCGGTGACTTCAGCATGAGCAGTATTGACGAGCGCGTCGTCGATATGAAGTTTAACAATAGCCAGTTCGAGCGAGGCGTAAGCAAGACGCTCAGTTCGCTGGAGGGCCTGAAGAAGGGGCTGAACCTCAACGCCTCCGCCAAGAGTCTTCAGGACCTGGACAAGGCTGGTAAGAGCTTCTCCCTTGAGCCCATGGCTCAGGCAGTCCAGAACGTCGCGTCGAAG